CCGTACCCCAGATATCATGGTTCCTGGGCATCTGCCGCGTATCCATCGGTGCACGAGGACGCGGGCCTTCCAAGCGCAAAAAGCGGACAATGGCCGTCACGAAATCCATCGTGCGATCATAATCCATCTTCTGCCGCGCAAACTCAGCCCGCGACCCGTCCCACGCGATCCGGCTCAAGGCCAATGCTGCAGAAGCATTGCCAAACAGATCGGCGGGACTCACTCCGCACACCCGTGTCTTGTACGACCCCTCCGCTGCGTTCCAGAGTTGCATAACCCGGTCACGCTGCGGTTCGTTGAGGGACGACGCGATCGGTTGCGTAACCACGATCATCTCGTAGCAGAACCGACACAACGGCGCCAAGGACTCCCCGGCGCCCAAAAGACACAAAGCCCGCGCTCGTAGCATCATAGCAGACGCTACGTACGCTCGGATACACACACGGCACTCCGGGTTAACCAACCCGGTGCGCACATGCGTACGGCAGACCGGCAAAACTGCCGTTGTGCACGTGATCTTGTCCAGCACACGAGCGATGTTCCGGACTGACACAAGCACGAGCCCAGGTGGCAACTGCATGAAGTGAACCTGATCAACCAGAGGCAATGTCGTATACCTCGGTGACCATGTGAGCGACTCCGCGCCAGGAGTAAACACCCCCAACGGCATCAGCGTCTGCTCATCCAACACCTCACGCCGTCCCAGATGGACGTGGACGTAATTGTGGCGCGTCTGTAGCACAGTTGGGCCAACGTTGACCACCTGCGCTACCACTACCACTACGCCCACCACTCGCACCTGTTGGTCCAAAACCAACTCGCTGCCAGCGTACACACCGGTGGAGCGCCCGTCTGCAGCCAGGATAGTGATGATATCCGGCGCATAGCACTCACACAACCCGTGCATACGTACGTGCCCCTTCGCGCAAATGTCCGGAGCCAACACGCCTACCCGCACCGGCTTCTGAAGGCCTTGATGAAACCGCGGATCTGTACGGTCCGGCAACCCAGACCATATCATGGGAATCACAGTATTCCCACAAAACTCCGCGAGATCAGTCTGGCCCTTAAAAGCAAACTTGCAAATAAGCCCGCTCCAAGACCGGCAATCGACTGCAAACCGCTCGGCGTACTCTTGCTTACTCACATGAAGGAGATCAAAGTACCCGCGCTTAATAAAGCCGAGCCCATCGTCACCCTCTGCGAAATGGCAAATGTGCGCCCGTACGAACTCCATGGCGTCGTCAAACGGTTCTCCCAAAATCTCTGAAACCAACCGTGCGTGCGTGATCATACTGGCACCACGCGACACCAGGCCGTTACCCGACCCGGTGTCAGCAGTACCCGACAATCGCGTACCCACAGAGGTGACAATCGCCCCGAACCGCGTACGTACCCGCCACTCCAGCGTCGCACCCATAGTGGCCTGCGCAAACCCGCGCACGATCGGATCAAAA